CGGCGATGTCTGCATCCGGGTCTTTAACGAAAAATTCCATGTCATCGGCAAGGATCTTGCTGGCGTCGGTGAAATCGAGCCCCGATTTGTTGAANGAGACGTTTGCCAGGGTGACGGTGATATGGTTGGTGCCGTCGACGACCTGCCCGATCAGGGCGAATGATTTGGGTGCCCCGATGTTCACCGATGAGTCTCCGGCAATCGAGTGGATCTTGAACGTACCGAGATCATCAGCGGTATCAACGGCACGGACCATCATCCCTTCAACAGTCAGGAACACCTTATCCGTGGTGAAATAGTCATCCACCACCATGGTCGCCGGGATGTCGATAGTCTCGGAGATTGTGTTACCGAGCGCATCTGTTCCGACCAGGGTGACCGTACCCGCAACAGTTGCATCCTTGGTCTGCAGCGTGACCCGGATCCGGCTCGCCGTTCCCGGTGTCGTGTCGGTCATGTCCTGGTAGAAGTCGCTTGCATCGAGGACTGTAGACGTCGCGAGAAGCGTGGTTGCGGTTCCCGTTGCAGGGGTAGCGTTCAGGGCCGCCATCAGTAGATCAGCGTTCGTCTGGATCCGCTTGAGCTTGCCCTTGCAGCTCACTTTCCCCGGGACGTTGAGATCGCTCCATTTCCCGCTGCGGGCATGTGATGCGATCCCCCGGGTGATCTCGAATGAGAACTCGGCTACCGCGAGAGCTGCCTCTGCGTAAGTGACCACCCCGTGGACGCCGGTATAATATTCCTGTGTCATTGTTTTGTTTCCTCCTTGTGGTTAGGTATCCGTCTTGCTGTACATGAACCCGTACCGGAGTGCATTATGCCAGATCCGTTCGGATTCTTCATGTTGCTGCGATGAACTGGTCTTCTGCCAGCTTCCTTCAATCGTGCCGGTGACAGCACTTGAAGAATTAAGCAGAAGTTCATCGATCCGGTTCGCGATCAGGTCTGCATCCTCTCCCGTGCATGGGAACGATTCATCTGCAGAACTGACCCAGACATCGATCTGGATGGTCGGGGAATTGTCCCGGACCTTGAACGCATTATACCCGGTTCGCGGGATGCTCTTCTCGTTGTTCTCCATCAGGGTGAGGGAGGGGATCACGAACGGGGCTACCCGGGACGCCCGGTACGCGAAGAACGTGGTCCCGAAGTATCCCTGCAGCGTGGCGTCACCGTTCAGTTTATCCAGGATGGCCTGGAAGACCGTGGTGATCATGTGACGCATTGCCTCCGGACCACTGCCCGGGTCGCTTCGGAGAGGATCTCAATGATATCGTCCTCTTTCGCCTTGATAGCGTCAAGCAGGAACGGGCGTGCCTGCATCCGTGAGGTTCCCTCATGGACATGGATCGCGTAATCTTTCGGCGTCCCGAGCCTCCCGACAACCGAAGAGGCCGTGACTTCCGCGACTTTACCCTCGATAGTATCTCGCATGTGGGGAGGTTTCCGGCGGGGGTCGTTGTCATCAGAATACGGTGCCTTGTAATACGGACTCTTCCCGGGCGTGCAGTAGTTCTTCGCTTCCCCTTCAGCAACCAGGCATGCTTTATCCATCGCCTGCACGAGTGCCGGGATCTCGTCGGTATGCAGGGCCCGGAGTTTAGCTGCCATCTGTTCAGGGGTATAGGTGATCATGGAAGTAACCACCCGAAGTCCATCCCTCTCCCGAGGATTACGCCTATCAGGGTGAGGATCACACCTACTGCGATGAATAGGATATAGTTCCTGATCGATACCTGGAGCTCCCGGACTTCCCGGAGCTCTTCGAGTATCCCATCTACCCGTTTGTCACATGCTTCAACCTGGACCCGGATCACGTCACGGTGGAGGGCACACATCTCTGGTTTCACAAAATTATCTTCTGTCACGTTGTCACCTTCTTCAACACCGCCTCGTAATGATGGATCACAGCCACGCCGGTAAGTGGATACAATGTGATGACATCGTACGTACCCGCGAACCCGGTCACCGTATTGACAACCCGGTATTCCAGGGAATCAACCGTGCAGGAGGCAGGGAGGGCGCATTTCAGCGGTTGGTCCAGGAGCTGCCCTGTCTCATGGATAATCGCGCCTTTCCCGCCCTTCGCACCGGAATAATAGAACCTGCAGGCCACGCTGGTCTGGTCATTCGACCAGTAGTATTCATACTCCCCGCTCTGGTTCCGGTAATCTTCCTGAGCTGACAGGGTAGCGGAGAACGTGTAGCCCGGGGCGGTCCCGACCGTGATGGTCTCAGTAGTGGTGAACGTACCCGAGAGGGTTTTGACAATCAGGTATCCGGTACCGGTCTTGTCGATCACCGCGGTCTTGAGCGAGGTCCCGCCCGTGATGGTTTGTCCCACCGCGGGGGTGCCGGTGCTGCCGGTATACGTGAACTTCTTCTTCCGGGCCCGTTTCTGCAGGGTGCAGGTGTGGACCAGGCCGCCGGTCATCGCCCGTCCACCCGCCTGCCAAACGTTCTCTTCGATGCTGAAAGTGACGTCTGCGCATCAATGTAGAAATCGAGAAGTTGGAACGCGGCTTTCCGGTTGGACTCGACAGCCCGGATCACGTCAGCCTTACTGTCAAAATCACCGGATGCTGCCTGATAATCACCGGTATGGAGACCACGTTCCAGGAGTCCTGCCATCGAGAGTTTGAGTGACGCCTGTTTCATGGCACCGGTCGCGCTACCTGACAGGCCGTAAGGTGCCAAGTAAGCATCGATCTCCCGGTCAGCAGCCGTGATGATCGGGGTCAGGACGGTGGTTGCGTTGAGCGTTGACCCGGTGAGCGCTACCAGTTCGTCGGTCGTGCAGTACGTCATCGCCCGATCTCCTTCCGGACGTCCCGGATATCGATCTCTCGCGGGTTCGTGAGGGGATCGACAGGACAGGTATCCATCCTGAACGTCTCCTCCATCCGTTCCCGGTCACCCATCCCGGGGGACTGTCCGGAGATGTCATAGAACGCCTGGTCTGCGGTTGAATAAGCGTCCTTGTTCTGTGCGCAGAGCTCCCGCTCTCTCTCGTATGTCCGGGTCAAGTATTTCCCGGTGTTCTGGGAGGTGAGCATGGGGGATTCAGGCCCCCTGGTTATGCGCCGCCGTATTCTACACGCGAGATAGCGTTGGTGTTGCCGGTTGCGTACTGGCAGGCCACACGCATCGAGACTTTGCCGCTGACAAGGTCGCGGAGCGGATCCCGGTAGTCCTCAACGAAGAGGTCTTCCCTCATCCCGATCCCACCGGCTTTTGCGCTGTCGACCAGCACCATGCCGATGTACGAGTTATCCGGTGCTCCCCAGACATAGGTGGAAGACGCGACCGGGCTGGTTGTGGTGGTCAGTTCAACCCCGCACTCGTAGAGTTTGCAGCCGAGAATGGGTGGAAGGATTCCGCTTCGCATCTGTTCCTGTGCGACAGGATTGTAGGCGATCGGGGTGTAGTCCTTGGCGATGTAGGTCTCTACCTGCGGGTGGTAGACTACCTTGTCTGCATGGTACCCGTCAGCTGCGATCAGGGCTTTGGCTTCCCGGATGGCTGCAGCACCACCGAGTGCCGCGACTGCTGCGTTGATGTCGTACTCGTTGCCTGCGTTGTCCAGGAGGACCTTGAGCATCCACTGGTTGAGCGTGTTTTCACAGGCTTCCCCGGCGGCTTTGACTTCCATCTCGATGACTGCAAACTGCGAGTCTGACACCATCTCCCGGGTACAGAGCGGGATCTCCCCGATCTTCTTTGCGGTGAGGGTCATCTTCGTATAGTCCTGAGTCTTGATGGTAAACTCGGCCCCCTCTCCGACAAATGGAGCATACCGCCCGGCAGGCCGGATGAGGACGTCCATCGCATTCGAGGTCATCGGGTAGATTGGGACGACCTCCCGCATACACACGGCTTTCTTCTGGCCTTCCATCACGGTCCTGCTCACTTCGGTCTGGACAAGTGTGCCCGTCTCGATCGCTTCGGAGAGCAGGAGGTCGCGGGCGCGTCCTTTCTTGCCGTCTGCCCCCTCGATCATGTAGGTCAGCCCAAGCGCCTTCTCGATGAGCGGGATGTCATGGGTTGCAATCCGGGCCTGGAGCCTCTTCTGTTCAGCAGAGTCCTGCAGGTGTGCGGCTTCAAGAGCCTTGATTAAGAGTTGTGTCATTCTTGATCACTCCTTACGAGGCTGCGCACACCGCCGGTGCGATACAGATCACAACGTAACCTTTACCGCCGACCGTTGCAGCGCCGGCTGAGATATCGTCAATCGCAAACCCGATACCGTTCTGCAGCCCGACAATTGTGTCGTGCGCCTGGATTGCGGGGTCGCGGACGACGCCTGTGCCTGCAACGGTGGAAACTCCAATCCAATCGCCAGCATCAGCGGTGCCGTCATCTGCAGAGAGCATGATCTTGACGACTGATCCCTGCATATATACTGATACTTCCCCTCCGGCGGTTGCCTGGGAGTGTGCCGCTACGCCAATCGGCTGACCGGTTGAACTGGTCGCGGGAACTACGTTCCGGCTGACTCCGGTTGCGGAGAACGATACAATCTGTCCTGCAAGGATGGCACTTTCAGCGATGAACGTCATACTCAGGCCGATGTGCAGAGGTTCCGGGTCGAATGCGACCGGGGTTGTTGCTGTCATTAGTTATCTCCTCCAACAGTCCCGGTCTTCCTGTTTACCGGAACGAAGTACTCGGGTGCCGCGAGTTCTCGGGGTTCGGCACCGGATGTCTTCGGGTCAGCGGGTGCCTTCTCCAGCTTTTCCAGCCGCTTGAGGGCGTCCGCTACGGTCGCCGTCACTGTGCTGATCGATTCCGTAAGCTCCTTCGGGATCTCCGCTTTCACGGGCTCGGGGGCTTTCTTCAGGTCTGCGAGCTCTTTCGTCAGAGTCTCGACCTTTGCTTCGAGTTCTTTGTTGTCCATAGTATCATCCTTGATAATTTCCGGCTCTGGTGCCGGGGGTTCTGCTGCTTCCTTCCTCTGGGGGACCAGTATCATCCTTGATAATTTCCGGCTCTGGGGGACCATGTCATCCTGCGGGTCTACCTGGATCCATTCGTTATTCCGGATCTTACAGACCCGGCAGGCTCCCTGGTTGACCATCGCTGCACCGTCAAAGAGCACCTCTTGCGCTTCGTGCAGCTTCTCGGAGATGATCCACTTGTCGCGGGTCATCATCTCGACTGACGAGTAAGGCCACGGGACTTTCCCCGCTGATGCCGCTTTCAGGAGTGATATCGAGTCCTGGCTTTTGGTAGTCGCGCCATGGAAGAAGAGGTCGGCGATCACGCCGTCCTGGTATCTGATGTTGCGGATATCTGCGATCCTGTCGGTGATGTCGCGAGGAGTGCCGCCGCTGTGCCTGCTCCAATATGACATGTCCGTCCAGTTTCCTGCAAACCTCTGCAGGATATCCGAGGTGTACCGGCACGGTGTCTTCTGTATCGAATCGGTCCAGGTACCCGGTGCCAACAGTTTCACGCCGGGAACGAGCAGCCCGCCGTCCATGTCCTGGATATCAGACGTGGGGGTCAGTTCGATGGCGAGGAACCGGTGGTGCTTGTTCTCATCGGTTGGTTGGTCGTTGTCTTCTCCGGCAGAGAGGGTATAATGAGAATAGTCGTGGCTGGTCAGCCACTCGGTTGCCTGGCTCTCTGTGAAAAGTGAGGTATCAAACTCTATATCTCCGACTTCGCCTGAAGTGAGATATCGCGGTGTGATGCCCGGACCATACTTGTTTGAGTGCCTGCGGACCGTTTCACCTTGACGTATCCGTGCCCGTACGGTTGGCATAATAATATAGGGCGGGCAAAATTATATTTACATTTACCCAGAAGTAGAAAGTTTCAACCGTTTCAACCGGGCCCTGACACCGCGTTCAGTGTGACGTGACCCAAAAAGAGAGTTTAGTTGGTACGCAAGGACAGAGGGCCATTCGTCTCGGTGCCGTTCCAGATACGCGATCTCCGCCGGTGTGAACGTGACGCCGGATGTCATGGTTTACCCCTGCTTCCCGAAGTGGTACCGTTCATGTTTGCTGATCCGGTCTTCCAGCGTCTCCACCCGCAGGGTCAACGCTTCGATCCGGTCCTCGATCGTGATCTCCCGTACTGCCATCGGGCGGGCGGGGGCAGTGGTGCCTTCCCCGTCACCTGTTGGTCTTGGTTGTTTGCCTGCCATCTTTTCCTCCTTCACTTTCATCAGATCACCGTACCGTCCAGGTCCATGCATTCCGGACATACCCTTTCGTCAGCGGCTGCCAGCCAGACGATCACCATCTCACCGTCACGCCGTTCAACTACTGCAGTGCACCGGCACCCGGGATGAATCGGAGGGATTTTACCATGTCCTGATGATTCGATCCCGGCCCGTTTGTATCGGTCCATGACACCGGTATTCACGGCGTGCATGGTCTCTGTGCGGATGATCCGGGTTGCCCGGGCCTGGCTCATCTCGACTTCTTTCTGGATGTCCTTGATGATCTGGCCCTGTGTCCGCTCGTTCAGGACGCCGTCACCGATGATCCGTTTCACACGGCGGGCGCTGTCATCAGAGAATCCCTTAAACTCGCTCTCGTTGGTTTCAATCAGGATCTTGATCAGGGACCATGCCCGTTGCCGTTCTTCGAGCGGTGCGCCGAGCAGTGCGCCGAGCACGATACCGGCGAACAGCTGACCCTGGTCAAACGCTCGCGGGATAACTTTCTGGATCACTTTCCCGGCAGGTTTCCGGATCTCGTCTTCAGCAAGTTCATCAACACGGGGATAGAACTTTGACGGGTCGAGCTTCCCGACCTCCAGCTGTCTCCCCTCCCAGGCCCGGGTGAACTCCTTGATCAGTTTGCCTTTGAAATTGTTGATCAGTGGCGTGATCCCGTTCTGGTATTTCTGTTCCCATTGGATTGATCCGGTCGGGTCACGCCTTGCTTTCTTTGAGAGATGCCGTTGTATCGCCATTAATCAAGGCTCTCCTGCGGTTCTGTGGCCGGTTCTTCTTTACGGGGGGGTAATCCTACCTTCTCCCGGGATTCGTTCGCGTCGATGACCGCGTCCGGGTCGATACCGCTCCTGAGCTTCGCGATCCCTTCTGCAACCTTGACCCAGTCTTCAGGACTGACACTGTTGAACTCGATCCATACCCTCCCCGGCTGCCCGGTGATCCGGTCAATGAGACCCCGGGAATAGGTCCGGGCCACGACCTGCTGGATAGCGGTGATCCGTTTGAGGAACGAGTCCATCCGGACTGTTGCCGTGGCTTCGGTGCTGCCTCTTCCGAGCCCGGCCATCTCTTCCGGAACACCGAGAGCGCAGGCCGTCCGCTGGAGGCTGACGTTCGAGTAGACGTCGACGTTGTTGATTCCTTCGGTATCAATCGGGACCGGTTTGGTATCGTGAGTGACAACAAAATCAGTCTTCGCGTTCATCTCTTCGACTTCTTTCCTGAACGTCTTAATGTCGGTATCAGATGCCCGGTTCTCTTCGCTCCCGAGTTGCCATGCAGTCTTCGGTGTGCCGTGCCGGTGCATGGCTTTCGTGGCACTCTCGATGATGTCACAGTCCTGGTTGATGTTGTCTTCCGCCCGGTCCCAGACACTCTGCCCGTATGTGCTGCCGGGGATACAGTCGATCATCAGGTTGAGGATCCGGGTTTTCTCAATCTCGGTGGGGCGTTCAACCAGGTTCTCCTGGGTATACTGGATGTAGCCCTGAACCACGTCGTATTTATCAACAACCTTCTCGAACATGGATGGGTCGCGGGTGATCACGCCCCATATATCTTTCCCGTCCTGGGTCGGGACGATCTCCTGGTATGAGTCACCTGCAAGTTTCGCAGAGAGGATACCCTGCTGCATGATGAAGTCAAGGTCGACGTGTTCCTGGTCACACCATGCGACCACCTGGTCTTTCAGTCCCTGATCTTTGACCTCGCATTTGAACTCATACCCGGGTGCCAGCGTGAACAGGTGGTATGCATCCACCATATCGGCATACGGGCCGCCCCTCTTGTATGCCTTCATGAACCGCTGGATCGATTGCCGGCGGCCACCTTTTCCACCGACACCGATCCGGGCATACGGGTTCTTGTCTTCAGTCGATGTCCCGCCTTTTGTGACGGGATCCGCCGGTTGTTTCGGTTTCCCGGCAATGATTCTGGATAGTTCGCTTCTGATACTCATAATCAACTCCTTGTGGCCCCACCTATCGGGAACCGTCTCCCCTCAATCGGTGCTCGTGCTGTCAGTTCGGTGATCGCCCATACCAGGGCATCCATACGGTCGGGAGACTTCTCCCCGGGCACCCACTCCGTCATCTGGTCTTCCAGTTGGGGGAACGTGCCGACATGGTGGACCTTCCCCTGCTCGTAGAGTGCCGCGATTGGTTCAGCCCTAATCAGTTTCCCTCTCGATGCATGGACCGCCCGGAACGGGATCGACCTGTCAACGGTGCGGAGGTTGACCTCTACCAAGTCACCGCCGTTGTTGACTTCCCCGATCACCCGGTCGGCTTTATGTCGGTGGAACGACCGGACCACCGACCGGGCCCAATCCAGCGGGCTTCCGTGAAGTGATGCATCGTCGAGGACATACACCTGCCCGTCAGCTGCGATACCGGCACCGATGATCCCGGTCTCCGCGGACTCGTCACCGGAAGAGACCGCCGGGTCCACACCGACCACGACCCTGATGAGGACCGGGTGCGATGTGACACGGAGGTTCTCGATCACGTCACGTTGCCAGAGTGCGCCGGGGTTATCGTCCAGGACCTCCGCGTTGAGTTCCTGCCTGCCGAGCCGGGTACCCTCATATTTCTTGACAATCGAGTCGATGAACGCCGGGGCCAGGTTCTCTTTGTTCTCCCAGGTGGTGCCGGTGGTGACCACGCACCGGGGATCTTTGATCAGCTCACGAACAATCTTTACCGGCCGGGGTGTGGTAGTGATCACAGCCTGGGGGTTCTGCCCGAGCCGGAGCCCGAAGAGGAGCATGTCCCAGGTCGCAGGATACTTCCAACTTGCCAGCTCGTCACACCATGCGAAATGATGTTGAGGACCACGTAACCTGTCTGGTTCCTCAGCTGAGAAGAGGAGTGCGATCGATCCGTTCGGCCAGGTCAACCGCCTCTTACTCGGTTCGTAGAGTGGTCTGAACCCGGGAGGGCTGATGGTGAGTACGCCGCTCTCGCCCTCAACCATGACGTCCCGGGCATCTGCAGATGTGGGTGCGACCATGGCAAGCCGGCATCCGGGATGTTCCCGGGCCATCTTGATTGTCCATTCCGCACCGACCCGGGTCTTGCCATACCCTCTCCCTGCTTTCAGCATCCAGTATTGCCAGGTGCCTTCAGGTGGTTTCTGTGCATCGCGGGCTTTGCTGATGAAGAACCGGCTCTCGATCTCGCGTGCGACGATCACCTGGGTCTCATAGGACTTTGCGAGCATTCTTGAGGAGCTCCTGGTCGCTCATGCGGCTGACTTCTGTCTCGATCTTTCCGGTATGTTCCACCTTCTCGCGGTACACTCCGCTCGCCCTCCCGTCAATGTCATGGAGACGGATGATCTCCCGGGATATCAGGAGTTCGAGACGGGCATCTTCAGCTTCCCTTGCCCGTCCTTTCTGGCTCTCTAAATCGTCCCGTATAGCCTGATGGTGTTCCTGGAAGGTATCGATCCTATGGATCTCTTGTATCTGTTTGATCGTGACTGCTGCAGGAGAGATGTGCCCGTTATCCATGTGCCGTTTCAGGCTCATGTGACCTACATGGTATTGTAACGCAATCGCACGTAATGATGCACCATCAACGGCGAGAGCCAAATCGATATCTTTTCGTTTCTTGTGCTCACAGATCGTGCACTTCCGGGGCATTCAGACCCTCACCCCTCAGGCCTCCACGAGCTGATCAGCAGGCANNGTCTTGGTGCCGAGCATGAACNNGACTTCGACTTCTTTCAGACCGGGCATGATCCGGGTGACCTGTCCTAACTCTCCAGTTGATACTCGTTTGACTTTGCAGCCTGTCACCAATCCGTTCTCTGCTGACCGTGGGGGTTGTGGGGAGGAGGTGGCCGGCCGCTGTTGCAGCGTGACAGTCCCGGTCGCCCCTGGTTTCGGGTCCATGTGGTCTGCAATCCGGGTGAGTGCCCGGGCAATCTCTACCAGGAGAGTGACGATCCGGTCACCTTGTTTCTGCTCGAGCGTGAGTTGTGTGGGAGGAGGTGGTGCCGGATCCAGTACTGGACCGGTGGGGGAGATGGAGGTTGTGGGGGTGGCTTGTCGTTTCTCCGTCTCCTTCTTTCCTTCAACGATCGCGACCGGCTTGCGGTGGAACCCGTTCTTCCCGCGTGGCACCCAGGTCTTCATGATCTCCAGGGCCTCGTCCCGGGTCTTCCCATCGAAGTTGATCAGTCTCCAGAACTTGCCGTATTGCGGTGTGTTTGCCGGATAAGGGCTGTCTTTTTTATAAGAACTTGGTGGCTTATCTGTCATCTCTTCTCCTTGTAGGTAAATGCCGGGAGGGGTGGTGAACCCCGATACACCTATTGTATTCCGTAAAAATCCGTCCTATTGCCTGTTTGTAGGAGGATTCCTAATCGATCTGTTACCTGGTTGCATGAAGAATGTGCCATCATCCCCAAAGGTGGTCGTGAGGTACGTGATCCCGGCCTCTTGTTGTTGATAACCCGGTGAATGTGAGACTCACGCGGGTAATGCCCCCCGGGCGGGTATGAACCGCATCGGGTTGTCCTCTCAGGGCCGGGGGGCAGGTGGTGATCTTGGGGGGGCCGTTCAGGGGCCTTTTGACCCCATCAGGATCCCGTTGTCGATGATGTAGACCCACCGGGACGTGGTGACGGTGAACTGCCGGAGTCCTTCCGCCTCCGCAGCATCGACCTGTGCACGGACTGATGCCGCCTCTGATTCGGGCAGGCCGGCCATGAGCCATCTGAACGTCTCTTCATCGACCTTCCGAGGCGGACGTGTTGCGTCAGCGATGATGGACTGCTTTACATACCCGTACTCGATCTCGTAGCTGCCCCCTTGGTACGTGATGGTGTAGGTCGCGAGCTTCTCGGCTTCTGCAGTCGCGATCTGCTGGAGGATCGCCTGGGTATCTGCAGCCGATTTGCCGGCTAGGATCTTCGCCTTCTCCTCTGTCCCCATCGTGTAGGTCACAGCAGGGAGGCCCTCCGGAGCGGACAGCGTGGTCGTATCCGTTGGGTCCATGAATGCGATGATTTCGTCTTTCTTCAGTTTCTCGAGGTACGCGATCGCGGCCATGATCAGTGCCAGTGCCAGAGCCCAGAGGCTCTCCATGATCGCAGGCGGAATTTCAAACATTGTGGTTGTCTCCAAAATTTATTTAGGAGTTGGTCACCCGGTCTCCGCCGGGAGGTCCTCTTCTGCAGGTTCGGGTTCAGCGAACAGACCGGCGAACGAGGTCCACTCGAACCCGGCCTGCAATGCAAACGCTTTCCCGCCGGCCATCGCCCGCTGGTTCATGCTGTTGATGTACCCGATCTCGCTGGTGTTCCCGGCAAGACCGGCGATGTTGTAGCTCCTCATCTGGATCTTTGCCATACCGTCACCGGATATCCGGATACCTGCAGCCATGCTGTCGGGGAAGTCAGTACCTGCCTGCACAATCGCGCCCTGGCTCTGAACGTTCAGGTTCCTTCCCATCGCTGACGATTGGATCGAGGCACCGGAACAGTATGGGGCGAACGAGTCTACCTCACCCTCTGTCGGCATGGGTCCACAGGCGGA